GTATTCGCCTTCATTTTCATAGGCGTATCTTTTTAGGTATAGGCCTCTCTTGTATTCACTGCCACCTAGATAACTTCTCTTCAGGAACTTCCAATGGTTTATATAGACATCATAATCTCTGTGGACTGGTAGTCCTTTTGTCTGTCCTGTCACTGTGCTTAATGTTGGTCCTAGTCCGTATATGTCTACATCTGCCATTATCTCATCACTCCTGTTTTGACATTATATCTTTCAGGGACTGTGTTCTCATAACTGGTTTTGATGGGGTAAAGAAATGATATTTGGTATCCTAATGCATCATTCATATGGTCAAATCCTTGCGTCTTGTCAGGCAACACGGTTCCCTCTTTATATGTGTGTTTGCTAATACTATTTAACAGATTCTTGCACTTGGGATGAATGAAGATGCCTCTGTGGCCTGATGCCGAACATAACTTGGCATTCACCGAATTCACCCTGTCTCTGATGGCCATATGCCTTGGTGGCACTTTGCAAATGAATCCAGCATTCTGTAAAATTGATAAATCTGTCCTTCCTCCCGCTGATGTCTTACGCTGTCTTGAAGCAGGATCTGGATACACAAATATTTTCTTGCCAGGATATCTACGATGTATCTCTTGGCATAATTCATCTGTGTTTGAACTCCATATCTGTATCTCATCGAATATATAAACCACGCCGTTTTCTATGAAACTGGCCACAGCACACATTGGATCCAAGTTAAAGTCCATTCCTATATGGATCACATTGTTGTGGTCTGGCACAGAAAAATGTTTTACATTATCCTGCATTGAGAATCCATAATAGATTATGCCGGAATATGTCTCCCAGGTTGCTTCATATTCTTGCCTAAATGTTTTTGCATCTAGATCCCTTTTTGCTGTTTCTAATTCGGTGTTGTCAACGAATCCACCCTGGATGGTTGTATAAAGATATGAACTCCAATTTTCATTGGTTGGATCCTGTCCTGTTTGATAAAGATCGTGGAACCAATTCATCCCCTTGGGTGTGCCCGTGAACAATGCTTTGCCTTTGGTATCTGATAGTGTGGGCCTCAATACTTCAGTCCAAGCACTTTCTTCTATATCGGCGCTTTCATCCAACACCAGGAAGTCTATACCAACACCACGCAATGAGTCTTTGTTGTCAGCACCCCTCAAACAGATACGTGAATTGTTTTTAAGTTCGATGGTAAGTTCTGCTTCGTTTATCCTTTTTACCCAACGCAGGTCTTTCAATATTTTTTTTATTTTTACCCAGGCTATCTGTTTGGCCTGTCTATAACTTGGTGCCACATACCAGCACACTTTGTTCATCTCCCTGGCCACATAACATAGTTCTCTGATTGCTAGAGTTGTTTTGCCAAATCTTCTGCCAGTGACCAACACGCGAAAACGAGTCTGGTCATCCGCCACCTTGCGTTGCGGTTGTGATAACTTCATATCCAGTAATTATTCTTGCCAAGGAAGTGGTTGTGTATTTTCTTCGTCTGTTGGTGAATCTTGTTGTCCCAACCAGTTCTTACCAAGGAACATAAGCATACGAGCATCACCGGCCAATGCCTTTTCAAACTGGGCACGTCTCAAACTTTTCTTACCTTCTGCCCTGCCTTTTTCAACAATGCCTTTGTATCTCTTCTCCAGTGTTGTTGCACTTGTTCCTACACAATCTGCTATCTCTTCATAGGTGCAATGGATAGACGCTAATTTAAAAATTAGATCCCTGTCTAGTTTGTATGTTTTCTTTTGATCGGCCATTATAGATGTTTCTCCCCTACAACGATCCTGAATCTTCTCACATCGGTGTCGCCGTTGGCTGTGACTATGGTGACATCAACATTATAAACATTGCCTGATGTGCCCCCATTCAATCTCACGTTCACGATACCACTTGAGATAACAACATCAGTTGATGCATCTGTTGGCAGTGCCAATGGTGCTGAATCACCTGTGATTGACTCTATGGCAACACTTGCGCTTGAAATGTTATCACCTGATCCAAGATAATCCGTGAAGTCCAATCCATATTGTAAATTGGCACTCGGGTGTTTCTCTATGAAAGCACCTTGGTTGTCTCTTTTGAATCCTGTTAAATTGGCCATTATATTTCGCTCCTTACCCTTGGAATACTGCTTCTATCTGTAAGAACACCTCTGAATATTTTATTTCGTCTTGTTTCTTCAGGCACTTTGATGCTCCTTGATTGTTGGGTTATTGTATTTACACGAGTTTGTTCCAGAACTTTTGTTGTTCTATTTTCAATAGGCACCATTAAAGTTCTTGTGTCTTGTGAGATCTTTATTGTGTTGAACGGATCTGCAATCGTTATTAATCTACCAATGGATACGGTTGTGTTGAATGCTGAGAATGATGCTGATCCTTTGAAGTCAACATTACCGTCACTGGATGTGGTGAATACAGCGGTGTGGTTTTGTCCATAGGCCAGATCAAATGTTGCATTGGCATTGGTGCTGGCTGTGAACACTGGCTGGATGTCTTGAACATATCCAAGGTCAAACGTGGCGTTTGCAAGAGCAGAAACAGAACTGACACCTGTGAATGACCCTGTGAATCCTCTAAACCTTTTCATTTCACTCTGTGAAGTGAAATTGGCGCTGACCGTGGTTGACTGGCCAGTTGTGAAGTTACCATTAATACTGGTTGAAGCCACTGCGTTGACACTGGCTGTAAATGCTCTGATCCTTGTTGGAGTTGCCTGTGTTGTGAATGCGGAAGATAGTGTGGCACTCCCGAATGCCCTGTATCCACCAATCGCTTTTGATACGATATTGATTACAAATAGGACACCACCTTGCTCCCAGGCATCACCATACCATTCATCCCAAGTCCTGTCAATGACGTCGCTCTCTTTGAAACTCTCCCAAGTGATGTCTGTCTGCTGTCCAAAGAACAATTCACCGGCCACCTGTGTCTGTGTGAGTATGGCTGGTAGATTCAAGGTGCCAGCATTGAATTCAACACTGGCATTCTGCGAAGTTGTTGATGTTATCGCTGATGTAGTGCCTGATAGGAATGTGGCATTACCTTGTTGTGTGCTAGTGAATGCGGCTGAAGTTGATCCTGCTCCCGATCTTATTCTTGTTGGAGAAACAGAGATGCCAAAACTTGATGTAATTGTGCCTGAAGCAAAATCAAACTTCTCGGCCGCAACGGACACGCTGAAACTGGACACAAGGGTAGCACCCGTGAAGTCCTTTGTTCCCTCGGCCGAAACTGTGAATGAAGAGGATAGTTCTAATGCCTCAAAGAAATAGTCAGAGGCAATGTAATCTCTTGCGATATAACTGCCTATGGTCCTTGAAGGATTGTAGTAATCTATATCCTGATAATCACCTAACACATAGGCGTTATTGTCTATTAGACCTTTTGTTGCCACGACACTGGCCTCCTTTTATTATGCTAAGGAGATAGTTAAATTTCCACCTGATATTTGGAATGTGTCTCCGGAAAGTATTTCCTTGGCGTTGTCCAATTGTCCATAGAATAAAACATTACCAGTATGTGTTGTTGACCCATCTGGTGTGAATGCTTCATCCATCACTGCGATACAAGTCACACTTGATCCTGAACCGGCCGCGTTGTTGTAGTTGGCATTTGCTGAATTAAATGTCACGTCGCCTGATGTAGATGCACTACCACCTGACGCCGCGTCGAATGAAACTGGTTTCCTTGAGTAGTTTGCACCTGTGACTTCGTAGTGTCCCCAGTTGCCAGTTCCTGATCTTGAACCAGTTCCTGCTTCCAGAGCCGCTAACACATCTGATGCTGTTCCTGTGAACAATGCGATTGTTAATGTTGATGGTGAAGTGAAATTTCTTGCTGTCTTTCCAAGAACGTGATCTAGAACTTCATCTTCAAGATAATTTGATGCTGATGACATAGTTGTTTCTCCTGTTGTAATATTACATCAATATTTATAGAAAATAGCCTTCTGTGACTGATACCTTCATCCTGGCAGTTGCGGCATTGCCTGATTGTGTTACACTGAATCTGACATAAAGGCCTTTGGCGGTGTGTCTTGAACCTCCACCTGACAGGTCAAGGAAGTTTGAGTGTGTGTTGTCCACTGCAAATCCTGACGCCACGATTATCTTGTCGTCCACGAATGGTGCATTATCAAACAAGAATCTTGCTGGTGGTGTTGGATTGTCGCTACCATCGTTAGGTCCTTCCAATGCAGGCTCTCCACTGCCTATTTCATCAGAACCAAATTCATTGGAAAACGCTGTGTTAAGATTAAGCGGTGGTGGACTGTTCAATCTACTCAGGTTGCCATACCTCAATTCTAGCGTTGCGGTGTCTGTGTCAACATTTGTTAGCACCTGCGGCACTTTTTGACTATTGCTTACGCTATGATCTTTTATTATTGCAATGGTGTAGACCCTGCCTGGTGTAAGTTCTACTACCATTGGCATATTGGCATTACCTGTGCCTGTGTTGGTCCGTAAATGGGTTTGGCTGTTGAATGCACCATTGCCAAGCACCGTGTTGCCATTGCTGTCGTTCTCTATGGCCACGTTCTCACACTTGTCTATGGAGCCAGTGAATGTTATTATCGTAGATGGGTTGTTCCTGCCTCCAGCGGTCAAGAATCTTCTTGTGCCGAATGACATTATGATATCCTTTGTGTGATAGCGCCTATATGATCCGTGCCATCAAAGAACACCTGCACGATGTCAATGTTGCTGGATGAAGTTGTCAGTGTGGGTGCTCCTCCAGGAAACTTGACACGGGTTGATCCATCCGAAGTGAATGTGGCTGTCTTGTCGGCCGCATTTATTTTTATGATCAACATCACACTGGTTCCTGCTGTCATATTAGTGAAAGTGTATGTGGTGTTGTCTGTCAGTGTCATCGTGTGCACCGGTGCCACTGTGGCATCAACGTCTACTGATCCTGAATTGGCGGATATGGCGTTGATGGTCTCCTTTGGTGTTTGCACTATTTTTGTGAATTTTGAATTTGATGTGTTCTTCTCGAACTTGGCGTTGGAACTGTTGTATACGAAGATGTCTCCATCCGCCGGAGAGGCACCGTCAAAGAAATCTATGACGTCGTTCACGTTGTCTACATTCTGCTTGATATCTGCTCGTGCCAGTCTTGGTTTGTCTGATCCGGAATCAAGATTGGCTGTCGATGCTTTGGATGATGCTGGCCAGGTTGTCATTCAAACTCCTACTAAGTTAATGGGTAAACAAGCACACTATAACGTGTGCCACCTTCTTCCCATTGTATCACTCTTTCTCTAATGTTGTCGTTGTCCGCTTCCTGTTCGTCAATCAGATTTTGACACGCTGTTGAATCTGGATGATTAGCGAGTGCGTATTCTTTTGCCTTTTCCCAAGTCGGCCATATCCTGGTTGTGCCGAGGGCGTTGTCCCATAATTTAAGAGCCATTAACTGGGTCCTCCTGTTGCGTTAACCGTCATTGTGTTTGATGTTGATAGACTCAATGTCCCTGTTGAGCCACCATTCACTACTG